AGTTAAATAATAAAACCAAAAATTAATGGTCATTACATCGACAATAATTTGTAGTTGATTTACATTTGCAATCACTAGTACAATTACTTCCTTGTGTATCTATTTTAGATGTGGTTCCATCTGGACAACAACCATAACGGGTTCCTGCACAACCACCAATAACAGGTGGATTAGGATTTGGTGTCGGAAAAGAATAATTTATAAAATAAAAACTTTGAATTTTTCTAAAATAACATATTATATGTCTCAATCGTTTGTTGATCAAATTACTTTAGATTGTTTTCTAAATAAAGAATTATATGACAAACATGTTAAAAACAAAAAAAATGTACAACAAAATAAAGAAGAATGTAAATTTTATAAAAAACGTATTTATAACTTATTTAAGAATATTATAAATCATAATGACCCTGAAGATTTGCCTCCAGATGTAAAATACGCATATAGTAATTTTTTAAACGCATGTATTCATTATTTTAAGTCAAAAGATAACAATGATATAATACAAAGTGAATATAAAGATCTCATAATAGATGAAAATGGCGCAAATGATTCTCTTCTTACAAAACAATCAGAAAATACATCAGAAGCAGATAAATTATTAATGCGTACAATTAAAATAACAGACTCGACATTAGATAAGTATGTGAAAATAAAATATACTAAAAACCAAGAACCTATTATATTACCAAAGAAGAAAGAAATAAATTTAGAAGATCCATTACTTAAAAATAAAGATATAAAAAAGTAAGAAAAAATTATATGATAATTATATATGAAGTCTCAACGAAGAAGAAGAAAAACAACAAGAAGAAAAACAATAAGAAAAACAAGAACAAGAAAATATAAGAAAAGTAAAAATTATAAACATAAAAAAACCCAAAAAGCAGGATATTTTTTTACATTAGGTAGCAGAGAACAAGTTTTGGATAAAATTTTTGAATATATTATAAAAGAAGTTGATGAAAAATATTTTGTATATTCAAATTTAAATAGTTGTAAAAAAATGATAGAATTATTAAGGAAAAACTTACAAGATAGAACGCCATATTTATCAGATTTTTTATTACTTATTTTATTATATCATAAAAAATGTATATCAGAAATAAAAAACGGAAACAATTTTTTATATGTTGAATCAAAATCAATATCAAATAGCCGTATTACTATTAATAATTTAAAATTAGTGAAATTAAAGAATCAGATTGAAGATTTTGTTGAAAATGTAAGAACAATATATATAAAAAAAATATTATATTCAAAACCAAAAGAAACAAGACGGAGACAATCATATGAAGATGAAAAATGGGGTAAAGTAGAAAACGTTTTAAAAGCAGAATTAAATGAATTATTTAATGAACCTTTAAAAATAGCAAAAGAAGAAGAAGAAAAATCATCAGAACAAGAAACACAAGAAGAAGAAGAAAAAGAAGAAGAAGAAGAAAAAGAAGAAGAAGAAAAAGAAGAAAAACCATCAGAAGAAGATTTAGAAAATCGTGATTCTTTAATTAATGAAAGAGGATCAGATTTAAGCGATGATGATAATAATGATTTTTTTAGCGTATCATCAGTAGAAGAAGAAAATAACCCAGAAGATGGTGTCTACAAACTTGAAGGTAAAATAGTTGAATAATTGATAAAATTCTTTCAATAAAAATAAATATATACAAATTGTATGAAGACACTGAAAAGAAATTATAACAAAAGCAAAAAATATATAAAAAGTAGAAAAAATAAAAAATCAGTTAATTTAGTAAAATTAAATTGTAGTCCAAAACCCAAAAATGAAATAAACGATTTTTCGTGTTATTCAAACAAATCATTATTTAAATTGAGAGATTTATGGAATGTGCGTCACCCTGATGTAAAAATTAAAAGTAGTTCTCCAAAAGAAATTCACAATAAAATTACTAGTTACCTTGGTAGCATTTGTAATAGAGAATCATGTTGGTTAAAACAAAAAGCGGCATTTGGTAAAGTAGATAATGACACTTTAGATTCTTTTGCACCTGAAACACCTAAAGAATGGAAATTAAATCCAAATGAGTGGTTATCTAGTGTAGATATTATGAATGTAATGAAGCAGTATGAAAAAGCTTATAAATGTTTTGATTTTATTGGTCCTAGTCCAATTGATTTTGATACGAGAAAATTATATGGAGAATGTGTTTGGGATGAACTTTGTAAATTAAGTATAAAAGATCAGATAAAAAGAGGTAAAACAAAAATAGGTATCATATTTAATACAGATCCTCATGATAAACCAGGCGAGCATTGGATTTCTATGTTTATTAATATAAAAAATAAAAAAATTTTTTTCTTCGATAGTGCGGGAGATGGTCCACCAGAAGAAATAATGGTACTCATAAATCGTATAATTGATGAAGGTAAAAATATGACACCAAAGATGAACTTTGTATTTGATAGTAATGAAGGAATAGAGCATCAATATGGAAATACGGAATGTGGTATATATTCTATATTTTTTATCGTTCATATGTTAGAAGATAAGATGACAGAACATTATTTAAAAACACATATTTTAAAAGATAAATATATGCAAAAATTTAGACATATTTATTTTAATAATGATTTATAATGATTTATATAAATTTGAAAAACTTATATAAATTTTAACATGATTGTTTTGTCAAATCACGTACTTGAGATCTTGTACTATTATAAAATATTCCAGATCCCACTACATTTTCATCAGGATTTGGATTGAAACTTTGAAAAGTTTCGTTTTGAAACAATAATTCGTGTGGATTTGGTTTTGTAATTGTTTTAAATGAATAATTATATAAATCACTATTGCTTGTTGGTACATAAATGGATTGACTGCATTTTTGTAAAGAATATATTTGATTTCTTAGTTCAGATTCTTTGTTTATATTTGTTGCGAATCCAGACCAAGGTGATTCAGTATTACCTGGATTAAACATTTTATTAACATTATAAGTAGGCGCTTTTATTAATGGCACCTTTGTTTCTTTTCTTGGATCAACAATTGGAAAATATGAATATTTCGTCATAACTGGTCTTACATCTATATAAGGTTGTAATAATTGAGACGGAATATTTCTATCATATATTCTTGTATTTGTTTCTTCATGTATTTTTGCAACACTTCCAAGACAGGAGTTCATTGATATAGATATAATATATTTTTTTTTGATTTTAACACTTTATTAAATATATATAAAGAAATTCGTGTAATATAATATATTATATTAATAATGTGCGGAATCTTTGCTCTTCTAAATAACACTATAAATATAGATTTAGTGTATAATGAGTTTATGAAAGGGCGCTTTCGTGGTCCAGAATTTTCTAAATTAGATACAAATTTTATTAAAATGTCTCTAGGATTTCATAGACTTGCTATTAATGGTCTAAATGAACAATCCAATCAACCTTTAGTTATAAATGATATTGTTTTAATATGTAATGGGGAAATTTACAATTATAAAGAATTATATTCTTTAATGAAAGATATTCATCCTATTACTGGTTCTGATTGTGAAGTCATTATTTATTTATATTTAAAATACGGAATTGAACAAACACTTACCATGCTTGATGGTGTTTTCTCATTTATTTTATTTGATAATCGCATTTCAGATGATTTAAATAATAAAATATATATTGCTAGAGATCCATTTGGTATTAGACCATTATATTATTTAAAAGATACAATTAATAATGTTTATGGGTTCGCATCTGAATTAAAATGTTTGGAAACATTTTATAATTATAATCATAATGAATGCTCAATTGAACAATTTAAACCAGGAACGTATAGTGTTTTCAATTTATCTTCTCAAGTATTATCTGCTTGGAAACCATTTAAAGAAAATGTTTGTTATTTTGTACCATATTTATCTTATACTGAATTAATAAATAAAGACACATATAATGATCTTTTAATTGAATTCTATAATAACATATCTTATCATTTATCTAATGCTGTTAACAAACGTTGTTTAACAACAGAAAGACCTATTGCATGTCTTCTTTCTGGTGGTCTTGATAGTAGTTTAATTGCTGCTTTAGTTGCATGCTTTAACAAAAAGCAAAATATTAATCAGCCACTAGAAACATATAGTATAGGACTTAGCGGATCAGAAGATTTAAAATATGCAAGAATTGTTGCTGATTATATTGGTAGTAAACATACAGAAGTCATTGTCACTGAAAAAGAAATGTTTGATATTATACCAGAACTTATTCATAAAATTGAAAGCTATGATACTACAACTATTAGAGCTAGCATTGGTAATTATTTATTAGGAAAATATATAGCTTCTAATTCTCAAGCAAAAGTTATTTTTAATGGCGATGGGTCTGATGAATTATTCGGCGGTTATTTGTATATGAATAAATGTCCTGATGATATTGAATTTGACAAAGAATGTAGAAGATTATTAAAAGATATACATCTTTTTGATGTATTAAGATCAGACAAATCCATTTCTTCTAATGGTTTGGAACCTCGAACGCCATTTTTAGATAGAACATTTGCGAATTATGTGCTAACTATTCCTCCATATTTTAGAAATCATAACAATACACATGATATTGAAAAAAGACTTTTACGTAATGCATTTTCTTTTGAATATTTTGAAAATAGTGATAAAAAACCTATTTTACCTGATACTATTTTGATGCGTAAAAAAGAAGCATTTAGCGATGGTGTTACTTCTCATGGACGTTCTTTATATACAATTCTTCAAGAAAATATTGCAACTTTATTAAATATTGATGAACCTGATAAAACATTTGAACCATCCATTGATACTGAAAAATATTATTATAAAAAAATATTTACCAGTTTATTTCCTAATTGCGAAACTATATTACCTTATTTTTGGATGCCAAAATATACGGATGCAAAAGACCCCAGTGCAAGAACTTTAGTATTTTATAATGATTCTATAGATGTTAATTTTCTTACATTGTAAAAGATAATAAAATATAATCTTTTAATATAAATGTTTAATAAAAAAAATTTACATAAAATACAAGGAAAAATGTTTAATTTATTTATTATTATATCATGGTTATTGATAATACTTTCCACATTAGGATTATCTCAACAAGCACCTAATTTTTTACAAGAACTAGATTATTATATAAGAATTTATATTTGTCTTTTTTTAATGTGGAGATTCAATCCATTAAGAACACATTTTGAATTTACAGAATTAGATCGCAAAATTGCTTTTAGTGCCGGCCTTTTAATCTTTACATCAACTACATTAAATAAATATGTATTAAAAGCAGAATCAATAGTTAAAAACTTTATTCAAAATTAATTCTTATTTTTTGCGTTTTATTTTTTTGATTTTTTATTGTTTTGCTCTTTTGATTTTTTATTGTTTTACTTTTTTTTGATTTATCATTAAAAAAACCTTGCAAATGACTTATAATCTGTTTACCTATTATTTTATCTAATTGATATTCTTTTGAGTTTTTATATATATGATTGAAATTATGTGCTAAAAATATATCAGTTATTACTTTTTCAAAATCATCTGTATTTATCAGTCTTTTACCAATATTTGAATACTTAAATCGATCAATCATCTCTTCTAATTTTAAAACATAATAATAAGGTTTTACATTTATATAATATACATACTCATTTGACATTTCAGGATAAAAAGTATCGTCAATAAAACAAATTTCTGTATTTGATGGCAGTTTTGTACATCTTATTAAATCATTATGTGTTTTGTTATATGTTGTTCTACACATTTCAATTTGTTTACCATTTATTTTGAATGCAGCAATAACTTGGTCAATCAATTTATATTTTATTTTTTCTTCAAAATATCCTATTAATTGATTACACCATTTACGTGCACCATTATTATTAGTATATATCATTACTTTGTTACAACTATTATTATTTTTTTTTGTTTTTAAATAGTTTAAAATATTTATTATATTTGGGCGTAAAAATTCAGGAAACAAGTCTAAAATTTCATTAAAATCATTTTGTGTTAATACAGATCCTCCTTTTAATTTTAAATATTTTATTAGACTATCCCATAACATACTAAATTCTGTAAAATATCCTAGGGTCTCATCTAAGTCAAATACTACTATTTTCATTAGTTATAATATAATAACTAGTTTTTTCATTTTAAAAAAAACTTAAATAAATACTTTAGAAACTTAATGTAGATTTTTTTATGTTTATAGTTATTATATACGTTCTATGACTAGTTTAAATAATTATGATTATATTAATATTTTGAAATTTTATAAAAAACCTATACCTAAATCTAAACGCATTTTAAAAATTCAAGCAGAAAAATTACTATCTTCTAAATTATGCAGATGTATAAAAAAATTAGACCCTTCTAATGAATCTAAATCTATTGGCATTTGTACTAAAACTATATTAATTAATAAAGGGTTTAGAAGAGGCCAATTTAAATGTAAAGGAAAAGCTACTATTAAACTTACAAAAATACCAAAAAATTACACTAAAAGAAATCATAAAACAAAATAAAAAATAAATAAAAAAATTACAAAATAAAAACAAAAAACAAAAAACAAAAAACAAAAAACAAAAAACAAAAAACAAAAAACAAAAAACAAAAAACAAAAAACAAAAAACAAAAAACAAAAAACAA